CTCAAAGTGAGCAGCCATGGGTCGCTTGTCTAAGATTAGTTGGAAAGTCTTAGCTGTTGAAGCAGCACCACCAATTAATTCGACACCAGCGTCCCAAGAGGGCTTTAGATCTACGGTACCAGTTACTGGTATTTCAACCGTAGTACCGCTAGGAATAACTCTTGTTGTTACAAGAGGTTCAAACATATTAAATTCGTCATAAGCGTGGATAACCTCGCCAGACCAGATAGGAAGCCAAAGCTTACCACCTGTAGTATTGAGACCGCTTATCGCGCCCCCAACAGTTGTACGATAAGGTAAACCAGCAGCGGTTACATTATCGCCTGAGATAAATGCAGACATATCGCATTCCTCCTAAAAATTAAAGTAAAACTATTGTCACGGTTTGTTCTACTCTACGTTCAGGATTGTTCTTTCGAGTCCTTACTGTAGCGGAACTTAGTAGCTTGGTACTATCCATTGCCTCTATTAGGAGGGGGATTCATACACCTTAACTAAGTTTCCCTTTATGGGGTCCGCTTTTCCCCGTTATGCCGGAAGTGTGTTCCAATCTGTTATAGCCATTCTATTTTGAACCATGTCTCTATATTGTGGCTCAAACTGGAACTTAGGATCATTTCTTTCAGCCGTAAATTCTCTTCTATTTTTGTAAGGAAGAGTACCAGTTTGACTTGCAGCAACCTGTGTTAAATTAGGGTTCGGAGCTGGCTCCTTACTCTTTGCACTGGTTACAGCATTGTCATACATGGATGCGAGACCCCGAAGGGTAATCTCATACGATGAAGAAGACAATCCCATATTCACTTCTTGCATATCTTCTGGAGACAGAGTACTGCTAGCCCATCTAAAGACCTTATCTAAACGATCTTTACCGCCAACAGTTTTAGCAGCGTTTGAGTAACTCTCTCGCAGCCTAGCCTTCTGTGCTCCAACATAATCTTCAAGCATTCTATCCGTAAAACCAGTACGCTGCTTGATCTCATTTCTGGTTTCGTCTGTAAAATCTCCATTAGCCGCAAATTCCATAGCCCACCCATCATAAGTAGCTTCATCTACACCATAAGATTCACTTGATTCTTCTTCATGCTCAATATCTTGAGTTGGTATACGAAGTTCATTAGTTAGGTGAGGCTCTGATGGTTCTTCTTTTTGCGGGGAAGCAACCTGTTCCTCTATCTGGGTCTTTAGTTGAGATAACTCTTGTTGACCCTGTGTATAGTTCTTCTGTGCTTCTTTTAAACTATCGAACCATGCTCCAGCATCTTCAAAGTTGCTAGGAACCTGCTCTTCACTAGTTTCTATATGAGTAGAGAACGCTGTTTTCTCGTGCTCATATTGTATTTCTTCAGGTGTTCTTTCGTGAGATTGTTCCAGTGGAGTCTCACCTTCTACGCCTTGTGTTCTTTCTGTATCTACGTCTGCCATAAAATATTCTCCTTACGATTATTCTGTTTCCCCAGAGTCAAAGGATTTTTGTCAGGAGACCCATGCCCCCTGAAACACCTATTGCAATAAATGCAGCCCACATAGCTGCTTTAGTTTGTAATATTACAATATGTTTTTCAATCTTTGCTAACCTTTTATCCATTACATCTAACCTTCTATTAGTTCTTTCAAGTTCATTGATTACTAGACGCTTGTATTCCGTCCATCCATTCTCATGAGTGTGTGTCTCCCAAGCATCTGGTGGTAACATATTTACCTCGTTAGTCCTATGCAATCCGATGCAGTAAAACCTGCACCACTACCAGAACTTATGCCTTTGTTAGCAATTTGTACAATGGTATTGCGTTTAAGTTTCTTAACTTCAGTTGTAAGATCTGATTTGATTACAGTGAAGTCTACTACAGGATCATTAAAATATCTATCATTTATATATTGAACAGCACTAGCTCTTTCCGCAGTACTAAGTGATTTACCATTCCAAATAATATACTCAGCTATACTACCATATAATTCTTGAGTATAGGCAGAACCAGTCCACCTAGTACCCATAAAAAAATCATCAGTTCCAGATAAATCTGTTGAATTAGATACAGAAGAACCATCTGTCGCTCCATTAAGATATAGTTGAACATTATTAGAAGAGTCTCTAGAAACACCTAAGATATGCCAAGTATCTAGAGCCAAGGTAGTTGCACCTATTGGATCTGTGCCATCCATCCAAAAAGTTGCTACGTTATTATTAGCATTATTTTTTCTTACCCACTGCCAAGCACTAGCAACAGTATCTTTTGCTGCTATAGTTTGATAGGCTGTACCACTATCAAAATAAACTAAAGACATCATCTCAAACTCATCAGCAAAATCCAATCTAGTAAAATCATCTACTTTAAGATATGCATTTGTTCCATCAAAGGTTGTGAAATCATTAGAATTTGTAATACTAGTTCCAGCAGTTATTGTAACACCACTTGCTGGACTAATCGCATCAGCATCATCAACTCCTAATTTATCTTCCCATGTTACAACTCCAGATTCACTTTTTTGACCAGTACCACCTTGCCACCATATGGTAGGAGTACCTATATCAGAGGCTACAGTCCCATCAGTATAGTTACCGCTTCCAGTATACAATGCATCCATCTTAGAATATGTAGTACCGGGAGTTAAAGCCTGTGCCTTAGTATATTTAGTATAACTCATGACATATTTGATGCCGTGTCTACAACCACAACATCAGTAGCAGTAGTACTAGTTGATAATATAATCTTAGGACTTATATTATAAAGAGTTCCTTGAATCATATTTTTAAAAACAACCGCAGTTGAGTCACCAGATAGAGTCATATTAACATCTCCACTTACACCGATATATACACCATCATAAGATGATCCCTTGAAACCAGTTAACTCATTAGTATCGTGAAGAGTTACTGCTGCTGCATTAGTATATTTTTTATATGCCATAGTTTACTCCTTACTTATAAGCGAAAAAGAATTGCATAGTACCCGATGTACCTACAGATTGTGTGGTTAGTACTGTTGTAGAGCTACCGTTAAAGTGTAGCCTAAAATAAGGAGCATATATACTAGACACATCAACAAAAAATGTCTTAACTCCAGTAACATTTGGGGTTGTGTCACTAGATAGTGTTGAGACATCTACCCAATCACTACCGTTATGTGATACTTGTAAAGTTAGTACGGCTGCAACATCTGCAAAGGCTACCTTTACATCCATACCCATGACAATTTTTTTATTTTCAAAGCTGTCTGCACTGGGAACAATATTCTCAGAAACTAAAGAGTCAGTTGATCCAGCAAGAGTAGATGACGTAGTAGTTGTCCTAACTGTATAGCCATTAACTGTAGTAGTCGCAAATGAAGGAGCTGTTCGTTCTGCCATAATTTACCTCCTATTGATAAGCGAAAAAGAATTTAGCGGTTCCAGAAGTACCTATATTAACCCCACCACTATTTAATAATAGCCTGAAATAGGGGGCGTAGACTCTAGATAAGTCTGGTAAAAATTTATATATATCAACAGTACCAGCTATTTCACTAGATAGTATAGTTGATGTAACCCAATCGGTATTGTTGTGTGAGGTTTGTAGAACTAAGTCTGGTCCACCACCACCAGTAAAGTCTGCCTTAGTCATACCCACACTGTCGGGATCAGTAATTGTAATAGTAGTATTACCACCTGTTCCTCCTATTACTTGATTAACTGTTACTACATTATCTACTCTAGTAGCTGTTAATCGAGAGTTAGCATTAAGACAAGTAGTTAGGTTTGCAGCTGTATTATCATTACTACCTGTATCTATTGCAAAAGTAGGGGATACTGTATCCGAAGATGTGGTAGCACTTACATCAGCGGTAGCTGTAATTACCGTAGTGTCTGTTGCTGTAAGAGCAATAGTATGAGTACCTGCATCCACCCCGCCAGTAAAAGCAGTTTCACCACTAGCCGTAACACCAGTTACTAAAGTTATTGCTGTATTGCCAGCAGTTCCAGTGGTAGTTTGAGTTAGTGTAAAATTTACACTTGATCCATCAGCGATGGTATCAACAGTAGTGGGAGAAATTGTCATATCTAATTCGCCAGCGTCTATTGCTGCCTTACATGCAATCCATAATGCCTGTGTAGCCTTCCTAATTCCATCCGATGAAAAACTCCCCCCAGTATTAAGTTCCCATACGTGGTCACCTCCATCAGAAGAAGTATCTCCAAAGTTCTTAGTAGGATCTGTGTGTAAGGTTACAGTTGAACTATCAGCATTTACTAATATAAAATTTGTACCATCTTCACCAGCCAAAGCTGCAGTTCCTACAATTGTCGCTGTAGCTTTAATCTGGGCTTTTATATCAGCAGCACTAGAAATCGTTATAGTACCCGAAGCAGCCGTATCAAATGAATCAACTACCACTACTCCAGCTATAATTGTTTTGTTCTCTATAACATGAGTATCAGCATCTATAGTTAGACTAGCTAAAGAATTAGTAGCACTCGATAAGGCAGAAGACTTAGCAGTTTCTCTAGTTTTGTAGCCACTTTCTGTTGCTATAGAGAAAGAGTTTGCATATTCTGTTGCCATCTATTGAGCTCCTTGCATTTGTTGCATTGCTTGTTGTACACCTTGACCACCGGTTGCTTCTATATCTTGCATAGCAGCATCTAATCCACCTTGAGTCATAGCTTGATTAACCATAGTTTGGCTTTCAGCAGCACCTTGGATTTGTGCTTGTGCTTGAGCCATTTCCATCTGCTCATTCCTAACATCTTCTTCACTTTTAATCCACTGGTCTGGATTAAATCCTAAAGAGCTGATAAGAGCATTGCCATATGCATCCCACCTAAACATAGCAGCAGCTTGTTCAGGTAAGTTTCTAACCATCTCACCCATCTGCATTAGTTTTTGCAGATCGGAGTCTCTACTAAGAGCTTGTAAACCTGTAACAATAGCTACACTAAGTATACCTTCTTTGGTAAACATTTCTTGTAGTCGCTCATCCACTTCACCCTTAGTTGTCATAAGAAATACTGTACGTTTAACGATAGGTTTCATAAGATCTCTAGCAATAGCGGAGAAAGCTCCACCAAGTACATGTTCAAGTTCTTGTCCAATCATTCGGACAGCAGTAGCTGTTACCCTTTCACCACTTGGAATACTTGCTGAGTCTAATAGAAAAGCCCTACCAATTTCCTTACGAAGAATCTCAACACCCGCTTGAGTAGATTGGATCTGAGGATTCATTGTAGTAGCTGGAGATATAGTAAATACTTCGTTAGGTCTAGATGCAACAAAAGCACCGGAAGGAGACCCAGCAATATCATCAATCTCAGTAATGCCTGTAGGATCAACTCCTTGCCAGAATAAAGAGGCGGCAGAAATACCATTAATAAGTCCTTCAGTAAAACCCTCTAAGGATTTGATGTCACCTATCAAGTCTTCGCAATGAGATCTAGCATAGTTTTCACCAGGAATACCAGACCATCGCAGTAATATATAAGGTGATACTGTATACTCACCACCCTTAATAGAGTTTCCATCGCTATCTTGTTTGGTTAGGATGTGTTTATCATCTTTAATAACAACACGATTAAATATTTCCTTATATCCTTTCTTGTTATCATAGCCTTCCGAAGAAGAGATTAAAGCATCGTCGCTACTTAATGATTCAGGTAAGGTTTCAAACTCACGATAAATAAGTTCTTCTACATCTCCATATACACTACGGCGGCATACATAATTATCGAGACGAAGAATTCTAAATTTCATATCGTCTTCCATAATAAGCAAAACATCACCAACAATAATAAGATGTTGTAATGCTTGATATATAATCTCTCTGAGATTGCCACTAGATAGTTTAGTATATAC